ATCAGGCGGGAGCGGATCAGCTCGCCCAGCTCGGCCTCCCGGGAGCGGGACCGACGCATATCACCGGCGCCGGTGCGGAGCCAGGTCTCGTTGACGCCGTATTCCCGGCAGATGGATTTGATGATGGCATCGGAGACAGCGCGGGTGCCGTACTCATAACCGGCAATGGTGCTGGTAGCAACGCCCAGCTTTGCGCCGAATTCCGTCTGAGTCAGGCCCAGGGATTTGCGAAGTTCTTTGATTCGGTTCTGCATGTCGGCCTCCTTTCGCGGACACTATAACACGGTCGCGCAAAAAAAGCAAGAAAAAATTGCGCAAAGCGAAATTTCTGCTTGACACAAGACATTCAAAGCGTTATTATGATTGCGCAAAGAGAAATTCCAAGCGGAATAGGAGGAAGGGAAGCGTGAGGCAGCGGGAAGCGGAGGAGCGGCTGCGGAGGATCCTGGGGAAGGAGAGCGACGAAGGGATCACGGCGGAGCTGACATATCCCGAAGGGGAGAGAGGAACAGCGAGAGGCGGTCATAAGCGGCCTGGTGCGGAACGAGCCGACGGCAGAGGGACGCAGGAGCGGGAATAGAGCCGGAAAGGACATCGGACACGAAGCCCAGGAGGCCATCAAGCGCAGCGACATCCGGTGCCTGGAGCGTGAGCCGGAGCCGGGCCTTATGGAGAAGGCCGGAAAAGCGGTTTTCAAGGGACAGCTTTTCCGCCGGGGACAAATAGCGAAGCTCGACCAGCCGGAAGACTTCGACGGCGGCGGACAAAGCGGAAATATCCGCCTCGGAGATCGGGATGCTGAGTTTCAAGGGAACACCCCCTTTCCATGTGAGATATGTCGGCAAGCACATCGTAGCAGGGACGGGGAAGAAAGGCAAGAAGGAAAGGAAGAAAGCAATGAGCGAGATCGAAAAGACCATAGCGGAAGAGCTGGCGAAGGTGCCGGTGGCCGTGCGGGAGAAATTCCTGCTGATGGCGCAGGGGGCGGCGGTGGCCGTGGAATGCGCCAGAGCGGAAAAGGAGACGGGGGAACCCTCATCCGCCGGCTGCGCCGGCACCTTCCCCCAGGGGAAGGCAGAGGACGAGAAGGAAAGCGCCTGAGGCGCGGGAGGAAGACCATGACGCTGGCTGAGATCAAGGCGACCGACAAGATGTGGCTGACGCCGGACGAGGTCGCGCCGGTGATCGGGGCGCACGCCCAGAGCATCCGGGCGGCGGCCAGGGAAAAGCCGGAGCTGCTGGGGTTCCCGGTTTCGGTGGTGGGAACGAGGACGCGGATACCGCGCATCCCGTTCCTGCGGTTCCTGGGGGAGGCGGAAGGATGACCAGATTCATCATGCTGCACCGGACGGTGAACGGGCAGACGGTGCCGACCTGGGTGAACGTGGAGAACATCAACACCATCACCCCGGCGATCACCGGGCCGGGGAGCAGGATCACACTGAAGGAAGGATTCCTCCTGGCGGAGGACAACGTGGCCGATGTGCTGGAGAAGATCCGGCGGGCGGAGGACGAACGGTAAGGAGAAGACGATGAAGAGACTGATCGTAATCAAGCCGGAGAAGCGGAGCATCCGGAACGCCTGGGTGGTGAGCCCGAAGAAGGCGGACGGGACCGTGGACAAGAATCACTACTGCGTGCAGATCAAGACACCGGAAGGGGAGACCTTCCAGCGGAAGGCCAGCGAGTGGGGCGCCATGGGAGCGATCCAGGACGCCATCCGGAAGGCCGGGGACGACGGCCGGCGGCAGATGCACATATACGTCACCATCACGCCGGGGGAGCGGATAAACGAAGCACCCGCCGATGGGAACGGCGGGTACCCCGACAGCTGCCAGGACGCGGCGGATATCATCCGGGCGGTCCGGGCCATGGCCGACCTATCGACGATCTACTTCGATTACGGGGAGTGACCGTCGGAAGCACGCGGAGGAAGCCAGCTGACATTGAGGAAGGACTTGATCCTTTCATCCGGCCAGCCGAAGGAACGGAGGGTACGGACCCGCCATTCATGAGGAGCATCCCGGAAATCCTCCTGGATATCCTCCGGGAGGTCCTCAAAGCGCCAGGCTTTCCCGTTATCCATGAAAACACCCCCTTTCCAGGTGAAATGTGGTTGACAAGCACATAGTAACTTTTTCCGGGGGCAAGGGCAAGAGAGAAACGACACAACACCTAAAGGAGAAGACGATGAGATACCAACCGATGAGAGGCAGGACCTGCTGGCTGTGCGGGCGGAACGGGAACGGAGATCCGCTGGACAAGCACCACATCTTCGGCGGGTCCAACCGGGATAAGAGCGAGAAGCTCGGACTGTGGGTGCCCCTGTGCCACAGCCGCTGCCACGAGAACGGGCCGGAGGCAGTACACCGGAACCGGGAGACCATGCAGAAGCTCCACGAATACGGGCAGGCCCTGGCCATGGAACGATTCGGCTGGACCATCGAGGAATTCCGGCTGGAATTCGGGCGGAACTATCTGCCGGAAGACTGGAAGCCGGAGGAGGAAGAAGGTTTCTTCATTCTGGAGGAGGATGAGATCGCATGAGATTCACTGTGAAAATTATCGACAACGAGACCGGGGAAGAGGTCCGGGCGGGACAGAACACGCAGACCGACGGGGGGATCATCCTCCTGAGAGCCTCGGAGCAGGGCCGGGAGGGCTGGTGCACCTGCGGATTCGACCTGGAAGAGGTGCTGGACAGCGAGCACAGCGTCGGGACGCTGGCCATCGCCCTGATGACCGCGGCGAAAAACGCGGCGAGGATCGCCGGGGAACACAAGGCGGAATTCATGGCGGCGCTGAGTTCGGAATTCATCAACCTGGTGAGAAGCACGCTGCCGTCGAAGGCCGCGGCGGAATTCATGCTGGTGCTGGCGGAGGAAGCCGCCAAGCGGGCCTGCGAGGAAATGGAGATGCCGGTATGAAGAGGAAGATAGCCGAAGCGGCCGGGTGGATCTGCCTGCTGGCGGCCTACATCGTGGTGGGCTGCATGGACGCGGGGGAGATCGGACCCTGGGCCGGAGGAGCGATCAGCCTGGGCCTAGTGCTGAGCGGGGCATTCTGGCTCATGAAGGGCGGGGTGATCCGTGCCAGGTGATTTTATCAGCCGGGCGGCGGCAATCAACAAGATCATGGAGAACATCGTGCATCAGGATTCCCATGATACCAACCTCCACAACATAGGGCTGAGAAAAGCCATGAGCGCAATAGACAGCCTTCCTGCCGCCGATGTGGTGAAAGCCGGGGAAGCAGAGTGGAGATACCAGACAATGACCGTCCCCGGAGGGAAGGGGCAGACCTACGCAAAGTGGTCATGCTCTGCGTGTAAGGGGAAGCAGAAGAAGCGAAGCCGGTATTGCCCGGATTGCGGGAAGCGCATGAAGAACGGAGGGCAGGACGATGGCTGAACTGGTATCGAAGGCCGCGGTGCTGCGGATCATCTTCGAGTCCGTCGGGAAACCCGCCACGGCGATCTATCAGAAGGTGCGGGAACTGTCACCGGCGGAAGCGGTGGAGGTAGTTCGGTGCAGTGAATGCCGGAAAGGGAAGTGGGACCCGTGGGCCGGAGCCATCTGGTGCGAAGGGAGAAACCGCCGACCGGAATTCTACTGCTTCGACGGGGAGAGAAAGAGCGGAGGGCAGGACGATGGGACAGCATAAACACAATCCAACCGCCATCGCCGCCGCTCGCGGAGAGCTGCCCCCGAAGCCGCCGAAAAAATCCAAGCGTCAGCGTGATGCAGAAATGCGCATGGCGGTTTTGGCAGCGCTGGAGAAACACGCTCCGGGAACGGCGGCGTTGCTGGATGGCCTGACTTTGCATGGATATGGAGGGCAGAAATATGTATGACGAGCTGGGGAAGCGCCTGAGGAGCCTGGCCGGGATGATACCACAAAAGCACAAGCTCCCTTCCGGAGCGGACACGGTGATCTGCTCGCTGGAGGCATTCATGCAGATCAAGGAGCTGGCCGAGGAAGCCGCCAATGCCACAGAGGAACTGAGCCGCCAGCGTGACCGAGCATATGCCCGTTTATGCGAGTGGTGCGGGGTCTGCCCGGAGGGCAAGCGAAACGCAGAGGATTGCGAGATTGCGGCACTAAACCCGGAGCCGCCGGAGGAGGAAGAATGAGCTGGTGCGTGAGGGAGTACTGCGAAATTTACAGGGATAAGAAATACTGTATGGCGAGGCAGAAAAAAATTATCGGAGGAATGTGCAGGTGCAGACACGCAAAAAGACGGTGCCAGGTCGGAGAGTTTTGCAGTATGGACTGCGGCGGACCCGAGGTGCTGGACAAAATGGAAGTCGCACTTGTTGATCTGAGAGACGCAGTATTCGGAAAGCCAAAGGAGGAAGAATGAGCATAGAAGACGCTATCGACCTGATTCGTTCCAAGTATGAGGACAACAAGGGCAAGAAGTGGGTGCAGAATCCTGTGGCGTACACGCTGTATGAGGTCTGGAAAATTGTAGACAGCAAGGTTGTGTACCACCCGTCAGAGACAGCGCCTGCTGAGGACATAAACGTCCCTGGCACCTACGACCTGCTCTATGAAGAAGGAGGGCCGGACACGAGATGACGACCGATCTGAAATCTTGCCCCTGTTGCGGCGGGCCGGGAGCGGTCAAAGTCTCGAATAAGGCGCTCAAAAGCGGCGCACTCGTATTAACACAGGGGTGGGTCGGATGCCCGAAATGCGGAATCTACAAGCAGTGGACGAACAGCCCGGACGGGGCAGTCAAGGTATGGAACAGGAGGGTAAAAGATGCCTGAGTATCAGAGAAGCTATGCAGAAATGGAGCCTGCGGTGACCGAGCAGGGGATGAAGGCGCCGGTAGACACCAGCAGGCTAACCATCCGGGATAAAATCGCCGAGACGGATCAGATTATGGAAGAGGTAAATATCAGCCTAGAAAAAATCCTGATGTTCATAGGGACAAAGGGACAGAAGGTGGGGCAAACGGAGACGAAAGGACCGGAATGCCTGATGGATGAAGTGGACAGAGGGATGTACCTGGCGAACCGTGTGCTGGACTGCGTGCATCTCCTGGCGAACGTGCTGGGCGCATGACCAGGATCATCAGCATTATGGCGGCGATCGCGCTGGTGTGCGGGTTCTCCATGGAGCCGATCCTGCCGGAGCCGATGCCCGCAGCCATGACGGCGGGGGCGGTGCTGGACGTGCCGGCGGAGGACCTGGAGATGCTGGCCTGCGTCATCTACCAGGAGGCCGGCGGGGACGAGTGCAGCGACGAGTGCCGGATCGACGTGGGGGACGTGGTGCTCACGAGGGTGCTGGACCCGCGTTTCCCCGACACCCTGGAGGGGGTGCTGACGGCGCCGGGGCAGTACGGCAGATTCTCCACGACCGGGATCGTCTGGCCGGCGCGGGCCAAGCATCCGGGGGAGAAGCACGCGGTGGAGCGGGCCTATGAGATCGCCAGGCAGCTGCTGAGCGGGAACCACGGGGACCTGTGGGGCCAGGGCTACGTCTGGCAGGCGGAATTCGAGCAGGGAACCGAGGGGTTCTGGCTGGACGGGATTTTTTTCGGGAGGTAAGGAATGCTGACGCATTTATCTCTCTTCAGCGGGATCGGCGGGCTGGATCTGGCCGCGGAGGCGGCAGGATTCGTGACGGTGGGACAGTGCGAATGGGCGGACTACCCGACGAAGATCCTGGAAAAGCATTGGCCGGACGTGCCGCGCTGGCGGGACATACGGACCCTGACGGGGGAGAGCTTTTATGAAAAGACAGGACTACGAACAGTTGACGTTATTTCCGGAGGATTCCCCTGCCAGCCCTTCAGTGTTGCCGGGAAGTGCGGCGGCGAGGAGGATGACCGTTACCTCTGGCCGGAGATGTGCCGAGTTATTGCGGAAATCCGACCCGCTTGGGTCCTTGGTGAAAACGTGCCTGGTATCGTCGATCTGGCACTCGACCAGGTGCTTTTTGACCTGGAAAATCTCGGCTACTCCGCGCAGGCGTTTGTTATTCCGGCTTGCGGCGTTGACGCCCCGCATCGAAGAGACCGGGTCTGCATTGTGGCCTACCGTGAGAAGCCACGAAGTGGGGGATTATCAGCGCGATCGAGGGGACAAAAGCAAGCCGAGGCTGACGCTGACGGGAGCAGCAAAGCTGTGGCCGACGCCGAGAGAGCAAAGCTCGACAGGGGCATCCTGGGCACCGGGGAGACAGGGGTCACCGGATCTCCAGACAATGGTGGCGATGTACCCAACGCCGACGACCGGAGCGGGGCTGTGCGGAGGGACCGGGAACTTTCAGCAGCTGAAGAAGCTGGCGGAGAAGGGCGTGATCACCGAGGAAGAACGGAGGCAGATGTCCCAGGGGAACGGGGGGAATCTGAATCCGGAATTTGTGGAATGGATGATGGGGTACGAACAGCAGTTCACGAAGCTGATCCCGACGCCGACAGCGACGGATTACAAGGGCGGAGCGACGACGAGATGCTGGCAGCCTTCCACACACACACACACACACGGGCGGGGCTACGACGGCCTGCTGAGGAGCCTGGTGGAAGTCACGCCGCGGGGGAAGATTGGCCACCTGAACCCGGAGTGGGTCGAGTGGTTGATGGGATACCCAATCGGGTGGACAGAATTAAATGCCTCGGAAACGCGGTAGTGCCGCAGCAATTCTATCCCTTTTTTAAGGCAATCGCGGAGATCGAGAAGGGGAGGTAAGCATGGCCCCGAAGGGTGGAGCAGCCTCAGGGGCCTCTCATCGACCTCCTTGGCAAACGTGGGAAGGCGCGCATGGAACGCCTGCGGTGGGGGAAGGACGCAAGACGCCCACCGTCGTCTGGATTGCCACGGACAAAATGCGCTGGCAGCCGGGAAAGACCGGCCTTATCCCGGTGTAGCTCAGACGGAAGAGCGGGCGATCTATAATCGCCGGGCCGCAGGTTCGAGCCCTGCTGCCGGGACCACGCCGAAAAGGCAGAGAAGGAACGAGGGACCCTCATCCGCCCCTTCGGGGCACCTTCCCCCAGGGGAAGGCAGGGACGGGGGCAACAAGATGAGGAGACGATGACGATGAAGACGAAGAAGAAGCGGCGGCCGCCGCAGGTGCCGGATCTGGAGCGGGTCGGGAACGAAGAACTCCGGGCGGCGCTGAAGGAGAAACTGAGCATCGCGGAGCTGGCGGCGCTGGAGCGGCAGATCAGCCAAGCGGTGGAGAAGGCCTGCAAACAGGTGGCCAAGGAGAGCGTGGAGGAGGCCTATAAGAGGCAGTTCGCCGTCGTGTTCCGGGTGCTCCGGGACCGGTTCGGATTCGGCCGGGTGCGGCTGCACCGGCTGTGGGAACTGTGCCTGGAATACATCCACGACATCGACGAGGGCAGGCTGAGCACCAAGGAGATGCTGGACACGCTGGAGAACGAGGACAAGATCCGCATCACCTGGAGGGTGGAGATTTGAGGAAGGACTACAACACCGGGAAGGCCCAGAAGACCAGCCGGGTGAACTGCTCCATCTGCGTGAGATCCTTCCATGACAGCCTGGTGGGGCCGTGCCCGGAGCGGGACGGACGGCAGGTATGCATGTACTGCTGCAGGCTGTGCGGGAACAGCTACAAGGGGTTCATGGGCTGGGGCTGCCGGGTGAAGGATGCGGCGAGGAGAAGCGCCGGAGCGAAGAAGAAAGGCTCACTCCCTCAGTCGCCTGCGGCGCCAGCTCCCTCAGGGAGGGAGCCAGGGACGGAGGCGGAGGCATGACTGTCGTGACGATGGAGATCCGGATGGAATACGGGGAGCCGCAGGCGGTGAAGGAGATCGCCGCGGCGGAGCTGGAGCAGATCCTGCGGAAAATCGGATGGGCCAGGGTTCGCTGCCTCTCCGCCGTGGAGATCCCGGAGGAACAGATGACGATGGGAGGAAGACGATGAAACAGGAAGAAAAACTCGACATCCTGGAGGAAGCCCTGCGGACCTACGGGGCGGAGGCGCAGACGATGATGGTCATGGAAGAAATGGCAGAACTGCAGAAGGCACTTTGCAAGCTGCCGAGAACCACCTCCGCAAAGGAGCGGGGGATCATCGTGCTGCAGATCGCGGAGGAGATCGCCGACGTGCAGATCATGCTGGAGCAGATGATCATCCTCCACGATATTGCGGAGCCGGTCGACAACTACAAAACGCTGAAGCTGATACGACTGAAGAACAGACTCTGGGAAGCAACGAAGGAGGGAGAAGCGTGACTGATAACGAGCTGGATATCCTCAAGATCAACACCGCGGCCAGGGCCAGGGGGATGAGCTACGGGCAGTTCGTGAGCCGGAGCACGGCGGCGGAGCTGGAGAAGATCACAGGGAAGCGGTATGTGCCGCCGGTGAAGGACGGGAAGAAGCGGAGGAGGATCAGGCATGTTTAGGGTGAAGCGGTCCATCAATGTCTCCGAGAAGCGGCAGGGATACATTTATTATGTATCCCTGCTCTACCCGGAGCTGAGCAGGAAACGGAAGGAGAAGCTGGAGGAGCTCTGCCGCCGGGCCGGCGGGGACTACGCCGACGCGGTGCTGGAATTCGTCACGACGGATCACGGGGCCATCGCGGTGAGCCAGAAGCACTACATCAGCCGGGAGACCCTGGATCGGGCGGTGCGCCGGTATTACGAGATGTTCCCGAAGGATTTCTGAGGCTTTTTCCAAGCGGCCGCAAGGCGGGCGTTTGGAAAAGGACTTAGAACGGGGGACGCCCCTCATCCGGCGCTTCGCGCCACCTTCCCCCAGGGGAAGGCAAGGGGGACGGGGGACGACCCTCATCCGCCCCTTTGGGGCACCTTCCCCCAGGGGAAGGCTATTTAATGTATCGCGTGCGCGTGCGCGCGATTACGGGCTTGTAGGCAATACTAAGTTTTCGACACGGGAGGATGAAAGGATCATGGCCGGATATCGGGGGAGGTTCTTCATACGGAAGCGGGTATGGCGATGCGGAGGCTATGCCGAAGTCGAGCTGTACCCGGTCTTTCAGCCTCCGGGCAGGAGGAGAGGACGCTGCCGCCCGACGAGGGAGTGCCAGGCCCGGCTGAACGAGAGGGACGCGGAGAACCGGATCCGGAGACTGGTGCTGGCCAATTTCGGGGAAGCGGATCTGGAAGTGGATCTCACCTATGCCGGGGAGGAATCCGTCGAGGGAGCACTCCGGGACATGACGAAATTCATCCGGAAGCTGCGGAAGGAATACAAGAAGGCCGGGGCAGAGCTCCGGTACGTGTACATCTGGGAGCAGGGGAAGAAGTCGCAGAAGGTGCACTTCCACCTGATCCTGAACGCCGGCGTGCTCAGCCGGGACGAGGTGGAGGCCCTGTGGGGCCACGGCCACGCCAACAGCAGACGCCTGCGCCTGGACGAGACGGGGCTGGCGGGGCTGACGGAATATCTCACCAAGAAGAGCCGGAGAAAGCAGAGAAAGCAGGGCCAGCGGCGCTGGTGCTGCTCGAAGAATCTGGTCCGCCCGGAGGCGGAGGTGACAGACGGGGCGATGCCCATGGGCGAGATCATGGCCCTGGAGGAGGATATCGACCGGCGGAACGCGGAGGGAGCCGCGGAGGAACTGCTGCCGGGGATGACGCTGGTGGAAGCGGAGGCCCTGCGGAACCGGGTGAACCGGGGACTCTATGTCTATCTGAACCTGGCGCCGCTGATCGCCTGGCACGGGCGGCGGCCGGTGGCACGGTATTTTTCGGGAGAACTGGGAGGAGACGAGGATGAGCAGGTGTGATGAAAACTGCAGGGACTGCGTCTTTCACACGACGCTGAGCTTTTACGGGATCATCTGCAATTACCTGGGGGTGATGGGCAGGCGGCGGGGATGCCCGCCGGGGAAGGACTGCCTGCGGAAGATCCGGGGACCGAAGCGGGAGAGCCTGGATTCGAGGCTGTATAAAATGCCACCGTCGTCCTCATCCTCCGGAATGCCGGGTATCGGTCCAAAGGCCCAATACCCGAATGATTCCGGAGGAACGTCCTCTCCAAATCGGAGCAGTGGCTCCGATTTGGGAACGAAGGACGCGGAGGATGAGAAAGCGGCGCCTGCGGGCGGGACGGGGGTCCCCTCATCCGCCCCTTCGGGGCACGGAGGAAGCACGCGCCCACCGCAAAGCGGCGGGTCCCCTCGCGCGGAATTTCCCCCAGGGGAAGGAAAGGACGCGGAGGAGGCGGCGAGGATCGCGGAGAAGAAGCGGAAGAAGGCGGAGCAGCACCGGGCCTGGGTGGCCAGGAACCGGGAGCATCTGCGGGAGTATCAGCAGGAACGGAGACGGAAGGCAAAGGAGGCGGCGGAACGGGGGACGGGGGTCCCCTCATCAGTCCCTTCGGGACAGATTCCCCCAGGGGAAGCCAATGAAACGCTATGACGGAGAGGGAAAGACCGGGGATAAATCCCCGGTCTTTTTGCTGGAAAATGTTGACGATACAACGCACGGGATTTCGGTTAACATAACCGCAAGAACGGCCCCTCATCCGCCGCTGCGGCGGCACCTTCCCACAGGGGAAGGCAGGGACGGGGGACGAAGGACGGGGGTGAGAACGTGGCCAAACGGGAACCGGAGCTGAACGAACGGCAGAAGAAATTCGTCATGGAATACCTGAGAAACGGCGGGAACGGGACGGAGGCCGCCATCGCCGCCGGATATTCCCCCAAAAGCGCCGCAGTGCAGGCCAGCCGGATGCTAAACGATGATAAGGTGCTCGCCTACAAGCGGGCGCAGGCGCGTCAGATTTATTATAACCTGGGGCTGACGGACGAGCAGATCGCCCTGGACCTGAGGGAGATATACAACCGCTGCATGACCGCCACGCCGCATCTGAGCTGGGACAGCGATCAGCACGCCTATCTGCCGGACGGCACCTGGCAGTTCGACAGTCGGGGCGCCATCAAGGCCCTGGGGATGCTCCTGCAGATGAGCGGGAGGCTGGAGCCGAAGCGGGTGCAGGTGGAGATCCAGGCGAAGACCACCATCGCGGACAAGGAGAACCGGCTGAAGGAACTGATCGATGAAATCGGACGCGGCGACGATTGATTCTGACATCGCCCTGCTGGAGTGGTGGCGGGACCTGAAGAAGACCAACAACAAGGCATTCATCCCCCTGTTTTTCGACGAGCACCCGCGGCTGGTGCTGTGCGGCGGCGGCGGCAGCGGGAAGAGCATCTTCGCCGGCCGGAAGGTCCTGGAGCGGGTAACGACGGAGGAAGGACACCGGTGGCTGGTCTGCCGGAAGGTGGCCAAGACGCTGCGGGACAGCTGCTTTGCCCAGCTGCGGGGACAGCTGGCGGAGTTCTATCCGGGGAGCGGCGTGAAGATCAACCAGACGGACATGCGGATGACTTTCCCCAACGGGAGCGAGATCCTCTTCGCTGGGCTGGACGACGTGGAAAAGCTGAAATCCATCTACAACATCACGGGCATCTGGATCGAGGAGGCCAGCGAGGTCACCGAGGCAGACTACAACCAGCTGACGATCCGACTGCGCGGCGAAACGAAATACTATCAGCAGATCATCCTGAGCTTCAACCCCATCAGCATCACCCACTGGCTGAAGAAGAGGTTCTTCGACCGCAATGACCCGGAAGTGAAAACGCACCGGAGCACCTACAAGGACAACCGCTTCCTCCCGGAGAAGGACCGGCGGGTGCTGGAGGCCTTCAAGGACACGGACCCGTATTACTACCAGGTCTACTGCCTGGGGGAATGGGGCGTCACAGGGAAGACGGTCTTCGACGGGCAGGCGGTCTCCGAGCGGCTCAGCCGGATCGGAGAGCCGGTCAAGAGCGGGTTCTGGAGCTACGAGGAGGACGGCATGGGCGCCGGCATCCGGAAGGAGAGCTGGAACGAGGACAAGGACGGGCCGGTGAAGATCTTCCGGGAGCCGGAGGAGGGCAGGCCCTACGTCATCGGCGGCGACACCAGCGGCGAGGGCAGCGACTACTTCGTGGCCCAGGTGCTGGACAACATCACCGGGGAACAGGTGGCGATCCTCCGCCACCAGTACGACGAGGACACCTACGCCAAGCAGGTATGCTGCCTGGGGAAATACTATAACGAGGCCCTGGTGGGCATCGAGGCGAACTACAGCACCTATCCCATCAAGCGGCTGGAGCAGCTGGGGTATCAGAACCAGTACGTCAGGCAGCAGGAGGACACCTACACCGGGGCATTCCGGAAGGCCTTCGGTTTCCAGACGAACGTGCGGACGCGGCCGGTGATCATCGGGCAGCTGGTGGAGGCCATGCGGGACGGGATCGACACGGTGAACGACCGCACGACGCTGGAGGAGATGCTCACCTTCGTGAAGAACGACAAGCTCCGGCCGGAGGCGGAGGAGGGCGCCCACGACGACTGCGTCATGGCGCTGGCCATCGCCTGGTACCTGCGGCCGAGCCAGAGGATGACGCCGGAGACGAAAGAGGCGGAGGGCAAGGTGGCCTGGACGCAGGACCAGTGGGACGATTACTACAACGCCGACGAGGACGGGAAGAAGTATCTGGTCAAAAAATGGGGAGAGCCGAAACGATGAACGAGAACTACGAGTACAGCCCGGCGGTATTCCGGGCGCTGGCGGAGATCCTGGAGCAGGTGCAGGCGGACATGAAGCAGCTGCCGAAAAGCGTCAAGTGCTATCCCTGCCTCAACGATTTCCCCCACGTCGAGTTTGAATACACCGACGCATTCCGGGACTGGGCGATACCGAAACGCACGCGGATCGTCCCCATTGACGGAGATTCGCGCTACGTCAGGCTGACGGCGGATATCGGAAACATCCGCTTCTTTGCCGTGATACCCGCGGCAAACGCGGACGAGTGGAGGACGACATGACGAAGCAGGAGAAGCTGGAATACTGGAAGGACTGGCTGAGCCGCAACGAGGCCGCCATGGGCGACGAAGTGCGGAAGATGGATGAGCGGGAGGCGCTGTACCGGGGGAAGAACCGGGACATCAAGCCCCTGACGCCCAAGGACCGGAAGAAAAACGGGGATTTCCGAACGGCGAGCCACCTCCGGAACGTGATCGCGGAGAACATCGAGAGCGAAGTCAGCGCCGTGATCCCCCAGCCCAAGGTAACCGCCCGCCGGCCGGGAGACGAGAAGCGGGCGAAGATCCTGGAGGACATGCTCCGCAACGAGCTGGACCGGCTGCCCATGGAGACGCTGAACGACCAGATGGAGCGGACCGTGCCCATCCAAGGCGGCGGCTACTGGCTGGTGGAATGGGACAACAGCAAGCGCACCCACGACACGGTGGGGGACGTGAGCATCTCCATCCTGCACCCGAAGCAGGTGGTGCCCCAGGACGGGGTATTCGGCGAGGTGGAGGATATGGACGCCATCGTCATCAAGCTGCCCCAGACGAGGGCGTATATCAAGCGGGTATTCGGCAAGGAAGTGGACGAAGGGGAGGAATTCCCGGAGGCCAGGACCCTGGACGCGGATGCGGACACGGCGGAGGAGCTGGTCACGATGAACGTGGCCTACTTCCGGAACGACGCCGGCGGGATCGGGAAATTCAGCTGGGTGAACGACACCGTGCTGGAGGACATGGAGGATTTCGAGGCGCGGCGGATGCGGAAATGCCAGCAGTGCGGCGAGGTGCTGTCCCCGGGGACGGAAGTCTGCCCCGTGTGCGGCTCGGAGCAGGCCCAGGAGGGAGAGCAGGAGGAGGAAGAGATCTTCCAGGCATTCACCACCAGGAACGGGACGGAGATCCCCGGCGCGGTGGAGGGCGTGGACGAGGCCGGGCTCCCCATGATGCAGCCCACGATCCTGCCCTACTACAAGCCGGACCGGTTCCCCGTGTTCCTCCAGAAGAACGTGAGCGTATACGGACGGCTGCTGGGGGACTCGGACGTGGACAAGATCGCCGACCAGCAGAACACCATCAACAGGATGGAGCAGAAGATCATCGACCGCTTCATCAAGGCGGGGACGAGGATCACGCTGCCGGACCGGGCGGACTTCCGGGTGGACCCCGAGGACCAGGAGAAGTGGTACATCGGTGACGTCAGAGACGCCCAGCTCATCGGCGTATATCAGTTCAACGGGGATCTGAGCCAGGAGATGCAGTACCTGGCCAGCGTCTACGAGGAGGCCCGGCAGGCGCTGGGCATCACGGATTCCTTCCAGGGTCGGCGGGACGAGACCGCCCAGAGCGGCGTGGCCAAGCAGTTTTCCGCCGCCCAGAGCGCCGGCAGGCTGGAATCCAAGAGGATCATGAAGGAGGCGGCCTACGCGGAGATCTTCCGCAGGATCGCCATGCTGAAGGTGGCCTACGCCGACGAGCCGCGGCCCATCGTGGCGGAGGACAACCGGGGGAAGGCCAAATACGAGGAATTCAACCGGTATGACTTCTACGAGCGGGATGAGAAGGGCGAGTGGCACTGCATCCTGGGAGACGACCGTTTCCTCTTCAGCTGCGACACCAGCGCGCCGCTGGCGTCCAATAGGCCCCAGATGTGGCAGGAAGTGACGGCCATGTACCAGATGGGGGCCTTCGGGAATCCTCAGGAAACGGACAGCGCCCTGCTCATGTGGCAGGAGCTGGAGCGGCTCCACTATCCCAACGCGGCGGACATCCGGGAGGCGCTGGAGATGCGTATCCAGCAGCAGCAGGCGATGATGCAGCAGCAGCAGGCCCAGCAGATGCAGATGCAGCAGGCGCAGATGCAGATGCAGGCCGACCAGCAGGCTCAGGCGGCGGCGCTGGAGCGGGCCAGGTTCGATGCGGAGCGGCAGGACCGGCAGGCTGACCGGAGAGCGGCGGAGCAGCAGGCGATGATCGACACGGACAACCGGGCGCGTGAGGACGCATGGAACGCCGCGCAGCAGATGATGGCGCAGCGGCAGCAGAGACCGATGTAATTAACCGAAAGGAGAAATAATCATGTATACCTTTGGACAGGCAATCGAAATGCTGAAATCCGGCGCGAGGATGACCCGACGCGGATGGAATGGAAAGGGCCAGTATATTGATCTGGCCACCTGCATCTCATACAAAACCTCTTACGGAGAGATTGTGAACGCGGAACATGACGCCATCGGAAACGCGGCTATCGCCTTTGTGGGCACCAGCGGCACACAGATGGGCTGGCTCGCGTCTCAGGCAGACATGCTGGCAGAGGACTGGGAGGTTTACGATTTCGGTATGCGCCCACAGCCTGTCGAATAGGGATGCAATCGACCGCCGGACGCGGTGGCTGAGATATTACGCAGGAATAGCGAAAAAATCCGAAATCGAGACGAAAGGAGGAGAACCTATGAAAGGCATGGGCTACGCAGGGAAGATCCAGAACTCCGGCGTGCAGGAAGTCAAGGCCCCCAACCAGAGCAAGGGCAAGCAGCCCAGCGGGAAGGTGACCAAGGGCTCTGACCTCCGGACCGGCAAGGGCGGCAAGTAGCGTCCTTGACGGGGGAGACGGGGCGCAGGCTCCACTTACGCATTGAACGCGGAAAAATCTATTCGACGGCCCGTCGAAGAGGGCAGAAGGAGACACCATGGAAGACGAAAAGCTGGAACAGATGCTTGCGGACGCATTCTCCGAAGAAGCGGAGAGCGCTGCAGAGGAGCAGCAGCCTGCCGACGATAACGGGACGCAGGCGGAAAACGCGAACCAGGAAGAGGCCAAGAAAGAGCCGATGCCCCCCGTAGAGCGGGCGAGGCAGGCCCACGGCCGGCGGATCAGGGAAGCCGAACAGAGAGCCTATCAGGCCGGGCTGGACAGAGCCAGCGAGAGCATCGCGCGGGCAGGGATCGTGAACTCCGAAACGGGGACGCCCATCACCACGCTGAGCGAGCTGGACGAATTCATCCGGAGCCAGAGCGAAGAGAGGCTGGAGAACGGCAACGCCAACGCCGAGGACGTGAGGCGGCTCATCCGGGAGGAGATCAACCGGACCCAGGCACCCCAGACGGCGCAGCCAAGTCCGGAAGAGAGGAAGATGGTGGACCAGCAGCTGGCACAGATCCGGCAGATGGACCCCGCCATGACCGACCTGGACGCCATCCTGGCGAGCGAAGCGGGAGAACAGTTCCGCCGCTATGTGGGGATGGGGCTGGATTTCATCGAGGCGTATACCCTGGCAGCCAAGGATAGGCTGGCCGGGATCAGCGCCAACCGGGCAGGGGCCAAGGGGTCCGGGAAGGACCACCTGCAGAGCCTCAGCAGCCGGGGACAGGGGGCGCTGGACGTGCCTCCCGATGAGATGGCCCTGTTCCGGGAGCTGAATCCCGGCGCGTCCGATGCAGAGATCCGGGCTTTCTATAACAAGGACAAGAAACGATTCGGATAACGGAGAGACCTTAACACCACGAGCCGCGGCCGCGGCGCCCTCAGCGTGCCCGCCGG